GCCGCCACCCCATCTGCCGGTGACACGACTGGGTATTTGTCAATATTTTTTCGGCGATTTTCAAAATCAATAACCGCCTCTCTGATGCGGTTTTGTATTACCTCATCAGCCTGATAGATAAACAGACGCAAGGTCGTGCTTTGATACAGCACGGCAACGCAGCCCCACTTATACCCGGTACACATCATCTGCCCCTGCAATTGCAGCGGGCCTCGATGCGGTGCCGGGATCTCTTCTGGCCTGGCTGACGTTAGCTTGGCTTCAATCAAGCCAACGCCAGCGGTATCTATCCAGCCACCCTGCGGCACATAGATACCCTTATCCCAGTCAGCCCTAACTGAGCCGTGACCAACACCAGTGCCATCAAGGCTGGCTGCCAATGGCAAGTGGTCGTGCTGGTATGGCACGGTGATGTCAGTCTCGACATTGGTTAAGTCCAGACGCTCGGCAGCCTTTTGCAAAATGAATGGCTCAAAATAATCGCCTAGTTCCATTGGCTCATTCTGAGGTATGCGCGTTGGCGGGTTGCCCTCGTCAATGCTGATCATTTCCTCAAGCAGTTCGTTCCGCGTTTGCCACGGTGATGCGTTAAGCAATGTAGCCATCCGGCTGACGCTCAACTGATTATCCGGTGTAAGTTTTCCGACCATTATATTAGCTCCCAAATTTTACCATCAAAGCCCACACGTTATATTCGGTGGTGATGGCGTTAGTAAAAAACGTGATTACAAATGCTGTCACAAACAGCATACCGATAGTGTCTTTAATCATGTTGATCTCCTGTCGTCAGCGATTACAAACCAGCTACTGATTTTCTCTGTGCCGTTGATCTTGTTAAAAAGATCGTGTTCTTCAGTTGCACCTAAACCAGAAAAGCCCTCGTCTAAAGCAACATTATATAGATCAAACTCAGCGTCAGACATATGCAGCCGATAGCCTCTCTTTAAGCGTGTTATTTTCATTACCTTGCCCCTATTAAGTTACGCACACTGGACGCATACCATTGGCCGCCCATTGCGCTTGTGATGCCAGCGTCATTAAGGCTGGCGGCGATAGCGCGTAGCGACGCACCAGCGTCACGCATCGCGCTAATGATTGGCATTGCCTTGCTGGCAACGCGCTCAGTCTTTTCGCGCCGAGCGGCACCAGATGCCAGCCCGCCTGCGCGTGGGTTAGGACAGCCCAGCTTGATGCCTCGCGCCTTGGCGGCTGCGAGGGCGTCCTTGGTGCGCTTGCTGATCTCTTCACGCTCATGCTGTGCGACAACAGCCCGGACGCCAAACTCTAACGTGCCAGCGTTTGGCATATCAGCGGCAACGATATCGACGCCAGCTTTACGCAGGGTCAACAAGAATGCAGCATCACGCGATAGGCGGTCGATCTTGGCGATGAGGATAGACGCGCCAGTCTCGCGGCATAGCGCAAGGGCAGCGTCAAGCTGTGGCCGGGCGTCAACCTTGCCGCTCTCGACCTCAGTAAATGAATGGATGATGCCGTCAGCGTATGGCGCAACCAGCGCCTGCTGGGCTTCAAGGCCAAGGCCGGATTGACCTTGGCGTTTGGTGGACACACGATAATAAGAAACGTATTTAGTCATTGGTCTGTCTCCCTTTGTTACTAGCCTACAATAACTATATACGCATCCTACCACTGTGGTACAAGGGTGGCTGTATATGTTTTTGTACAAAATCGCATAAGTTATTGAAAACAAAACGAAAGAAAATGCAATGGCAACCACGACACAGGCGCATTTCCGGCTCAGAAAAACCACAATGGACAAGCTGCGGCTGGCTTTGGACGCATCAGCGCATCGCTCTATGGCTGCTTTGGCCGATGATATACTAGATCAGGCTCTGGATAAAATGCTGGCCGACGAGCCAGCCTTTAACCCGGCTGACGCGCTGCGCGGGATGCGCCGCAATGGTTAACAGCCGAAACAAGGGTGCCAGCTTTGAGCGCGAGCTTGCCAAGCTGTTGTTTGAAGAGCTTGGCCTGACGTTCAAGCGCGACATAGAGCAGTATCGCGCTGCTGATCACGGCGATCTGATCTGCGTCGAAATGCCTGACTTTCCCTTCAGCATTGAGGCAAAGAGGTATCGCGCCGGGTACGGCATCCAGCCCGCTTGGTGGGATCAGTGCTGCGCTAGTGCATTGGCGACACACAAGCTGCCATTGCTGGTTTACAAGTACGACCGCTTGCCAATCCGCTGGCGCTTCCCGGTTGCTGCTGTTGCCGGTATGGACAATTACCTGCCAGCGGGTGACATCCACGAGCAATACGATTGGCGTTACGCGGTCGAGTGCGACCAGATGACAGCGATGATGGTCATCAGAGAGCATCTAGCTGATGCTTAGGATGCTTGATCTATTTTCCGGCATTGGCGGGTTTAGTTATGCTGGCGAAAAGCTGGTTGGTGGGTATGAAACAGTGGCCTTTTGCGAATATGACAAGCATTGCCAAAGGGTTTTGCGAAAGCATTGGCCAGATACAGAGATAATTGATGACGTGAGGGAGTTAGCGAATGACGCAGAAAGATTCAGAGGATCAGTTGACATTATTTGCGGCGGATATCCTTGCCAGCCTTTCTCGCTTGCCGGGGTCAGAAGAGGCGATAAAGATGACCGACACCTCTGGCCGGAAATGCTTAGAATTATCCAAGCTGTCCGGCCGACTTGGGTTATTGGAGAAAACGTTGCTGGCCACATCTCTATGGGCCTCGACGAGGTGCTATCTGACTTGGAAAATTCGCACTACCAAGCAAGGTGCTTTGTTATACCGGCTGTCGCCGCAGATGCCTGCCACCGCAGAGACAGATGCTGGGTTATTGCATACGCCGACCGCGAAGGCGAACCAGTTAGCGCCGTCGATGAACAGCGGCTGGAACGAGCCGTTATGGGCTACGCCAAACACGATGGATCATCTGCCGTCAGGGATATCGGGCGCGTACAAAGAGAGCCTGACAGGAAGACGCAAGAGATCGAGCAATCTGAGGGATCAAGTAGCGGAGCCGAATCTGTGGGCAACGCCGAGAACATCAGATGTGACATCCGGCAGGACACTGAACGAGAAGGGTCAAAGGATCAGCAAGACAAATCCCAATTTGGTGTTTGGGGCGAACCTAGCGGATCAGATAAAGATGTACCCAACGCCGACAGCCAACGACTTCAAGGGGTCGGGCAGAAACGAGACGATGAGGGATCGGCTGGATTACGCCGTGGAGAAGCCAGATGGCAAAAGAGTTTCTGGGAGCCTGAACCCAGCGTGGGTCGAGTGGCTAATGGGGTACCCGGTCGGGTACACAGACTTAGACAGTTAGGGAATAGTATCGTGCCGCAAGTGGCGGCGCGGATATTGTGGGCTATCAAGGAGGCGCACAATGGCTAGGCCAATGTACGAAACCGCAGCCGACAGAGCAAAAGAGCAGGCACTAGCTGATGCCTTTGCTGCGCACGGCTATGATTTCCACAAGCTGCCGGTGCAGTACCGCCTCGACTTTGTGGTGTTTAAGGACAACAAGGCCAAGGCATTTATTGAGGTGAAGCATCGTAACGTGCGGCTGTTGCAGTACAACACAGCGATGGTGAGCCTGTCTAAAGTGCTACAAGCGCGGCTGCTGACGCAGCACACCGGCTTGCCAGCATATTTGCTGAACGTATATATAGATAACATCGCCCGGTTTGATTTTGCGGGTGATTACAAATTGGAGAAGGGTGGCAGAGGCGACAGGGGCGATGCCCAAGACGCAGATATCTGTGCTTATTTTCCGATCCAAGCCGCACTGGTCGTGCGGTAGTTCTAAAGTTTAGGAGTTAAAAATGGCTTTAGGTTTTACAGAGACTACATCATCAGGCGGCGGGGATTTCCTGCCTATTATGAAATTCAGTGCCAAGGACGGCTCATTCGTGCGCCAAGACCGGCACCAGACTAGCGAGGGAACTTGGGAAAAAAGCGAAACCGAGATGGAATTGCCTTTTAAGGTTTTGATGGATATGGATCAGATCGAGGTTGGGTTTATCGCCTTTACTACGACTGGCCCAGACTTTCGCTTTGTTAAGGTTGGCGAGCCAATGCCGGTCAAGCCATCCGATGAGCATAAGGAAGGCTTTCGCATCAGGATGTACAACAAAGAGATCGGTTTGCGCGAGATGAGCAGCAGCAGCAAGATCGTGCGTAATCAAATGAACGATTTGCACGATGCGTATTTGGCTGGCAAGGCTGACAATGCGGGCAAGATGCCAATAATTGAGATCACTGGATCTGATCGCATACAGATTGAAACTAAGGCGCAAGGCACACAAACCTTTCGCTCACCTAAGTGGTCAATAGCTGGCTGGGTTGACCGCCCAGCAGGAATGGATGCACAAGCTGCACCAGAACCCGCCGCAACAGTCGCCCCGGCTGCTGTCGTCCCTTCGGTAGTCGAAGGCGCTGACTTGTTCTAGCGGTGGTAGTGGTCGGCGGCAGGGTTTTTTCTCCCCCTTGCCGCCGATCATGCACAAGGGGCAAAGGGGGAAAGGGATAAAGAGATGACAAATATAGCAGCATATATAGAACAGGTTGCCCGCCATTACTGGGGTGAGCCAAACCCGCGTCTGTCGAAAGGCACAGAATTGCGCTGGGGTACGCACGGCAGCCTGTCTGTTTGTACGCGCAAAGGCGTTTGGAGTAATTTTGAAACTGGCGAAAGCGGCGGCGTCATTGATATGGTTAAGGCCAACGAGCCAGCGTCTATCAATGGCAACATCCCTGACGTGCTTGAGCGAAAGTTTGGTATTAGCAAGCAGCAGCAAAGAGCGTTGCCAGTGACGCCGAAGATGTCTCGCGCTTATGATTACTATGACAGCGATGGCGTCTTGGCTTATCAGGTATTGCGGTTCGATAACCCAAAGACATTCAGACAGAGACGCCCGGATAACAGTGGTGGCTGGATCAACAGCATCAAAGACATTGACCCGCTGCCATATAACCTGCCAGCCATCGTGACTAACCCACAAGCGCCAGTGTTTATTGTAGAGGGCGAGAAATGCGCCGATGCTTTGATTGAGCTTGGCCTTATCGCAACGACAAACAGTGGCGGGTCGAAGAACTGGAAGCCGGAGCTTGCACAGTATTTTGCAGGCCGCAATGTCGTAGTGCTGCCCGACAACGATGAGGCCGGGCAAGCACACGCCGACACAGTTATTGCTGCGCTACACGGCACGGTGGACAAGATCAAGCGTCTGGATTTGCCAAACCTGCCGCACAAGGGTGACGTGGCAGACTGGCTGTTAGCTGGCAATGGCAAGAAGGTGTTGCTTGAGATGGCACGTCAAGCGCCAGTGGTTGAGACAGCGCCAGAGGCCAAGCCTGACATTTACCCGCTGTATGATGAACATTACCTGATGACGATGCCGCCAGTCGAGTGGATGATTGACGATGTACTGACCAAGCACGGCTTCAGCGTCATGTATGGCGCACCAGGCACCGGCAAATCATTCATAGCTATTGATATGGCGTTGTGTATGTCACACGGCTTGGCGTGGCACGGCAGGCAAACAAGGCAGGGCGTTGTGCTGTACATTGCCGGTGAGGGTGTTGGCGGGCTTGGCAAGCGCGTCAAGGCTTGGAAGCTGCATAATCAGGTTGAGGATACTGGCTTGCTGCGCGTGTTGCCTATGGCCGTTGATATGATGGACGAGGAAAGCATCGACAAGCTGCTGCGTACTATTGACAGCCTCAACGAGCAGTTTAGTTGCTTAGTCATCGACACCGTGGCTCGCAGCATGACCGGCGAGGAAAACAGCGCCACAGATATGTCGTCGTTCATCAGGGGCTGTGACGCGGTAAAGCATCACACCGGCTGTGGCCTGCTGGCAATACACCACGCTGGCAAGGATGCGAGCCGGGGCATCAACTCAATGCGCGGTAGCTCGGCACTGGCTGGTGCCGCTGACACCGTGCTGGCAGTCGGCAAGGCTGAGAGCATCGTGGCGTTGTCAATGGATAAGCAAAAGGATGCCGAGCCAATGGACAAGATCACGTTTGAGATGACGCCAGTGGCATTGGTTGACGACACTAGCATCGTGCTGAAACCAATTGAAGCGCAAGGTGCAACCAAGAAGCAAAACCTGTCTGCAAGGCAGCAACACGCATTCCAATCGCTGCAAAACACGCTGATAAAACTAACGACAGATGCACTGTCGGTGAGCCAATGGCATGAGGCGCACAAGGTCAAATCACCCGATTTAACGCCCGGACAGCGCAAAGATGCGCGGCAGGGCTTGCAGGATAAGGGTGTGGTGACAGTGCATGAAGGCAAAGTGTGGATTAACAAGGGGTTAGCGTAAAATGTGGGGTGACCATCCCACCTATATCGCACGTTCCGGCACAGGTGGGTGGGGTGTGATGATCTTTAGATCACACCCTACCATCCCACCCTACGTTTAGGAGAGGTAAAATGAAGGGCAAACGAGTACCAAAACCAAGCAAGCAACACTATGCGCCTAGTCAGATGGCGATGCGTCGGATGCAGGATGCGCTGCATGAATATGATCGAGCCGCAACAGCAATGGAAGCGAATTGGGGCATAGATAGATTGCCTTGGCTTGTGGCAGAGGGATTGCGTGGCAGGTTTGAAGCGCAGATGGATAAGCTGAATGAGGCAATTGAAAGCCAGCACGATGTCGAACATCAGGTGTCAGTGACATTGCGAGGATTGGCTGCGCTTGAGCAGGCTGCCATAGCTGCCGGGCATAAACCGTTGACTGGTGATTACTGGGAGGCGGCAATGGATGATGGTAAAGTGTTGGCGATTACGCGCAATGGCTATGAGGCAGGCAAGGTTGCCAAAGAGCATCGCGAGATGGTGGTTTACAGCGTTGATGAGATCGCAGCTATCGTGTCAGGCTGGCGTAAAGACAAGGCCGGGCAAGTGGCTGACATAGCCAAGGCGATGTGGCCGGGTGCCGCTGTTGAAAAGGTCAAGACGCGAACTGAAAAGGAACTGAATGATGAAATACCATTCTAGACGATGGTCAGTAATGCCAGCCAGATCGGTTGGTGATCGCGAGTTGAAAGAGCGCGAACTGCGAGTGCTTGGTGCGTTGTGCATCTTTGCGAACCGTGCCGGCGTGTGTTGGCCTGCGATGGAAACGCTGTGTGATATCACCGGCTACAAAGAGCGTGTGACCGTGCATAACGCGATGAAGGTGTTGAAGCGTCGCAAGTATGTGCGCCAGCTATCGCCAAAGGATTACCAAGACACAGTAAGCGGATGGAAGAGCAACAGGTATCAAGTGCTGTGGGATAAGGACGACCCACTGCCAACCTATGAAGAGATACACAACGCAACGCCATTGCAGGTTCGTAGTGATGAAGATGAGGCACACGCAAATGTAATAGGGGGTATGGGGGATGAACAAGTAACCACTCACACAACCGACCAGCCAGAGGCCAGCGCCATCGCTCATGCCTACATCCGAGCCGTGCAGCAGGCGACCGGGCAGGTGCGACTGTATGATAATGAGATAGCACACGCCCGGCGGCTGGCTGTCGCTGGCTACACTGCGGCTGATGTCAGCGCTGCCACCCTCAACGTGTGTGATGCAGCGATAGAGCGAAGGGCAGGGGTGCCGTCGCTGTACGATGTAGCGTCGGGTATGCTGTGATGTACAACGAACAGACCGACGTATGCTTTTGTACGGCAGGGGGCGCGAGCAAGTTTGCGCCAGCAAAAAAAGCACCCCTTGCCCCCCGCCTCGCCCCTAGCGTAGATGGGGGTGTCACACAAAATTTTCGCACCGTTTGCCCGGACTGCGACAACGGCTTCATTCGCGAGCCGGATGGCTATGGTTGCGTCCAGTGGACATCGTGTTATTCTTGTGGGGGAACAGGAGAGGCCGATGATCTATGAGGGCGATGGCTCGTTTGAGAGAAAGCTAACCAACCGGCAATGCCCGCGCTGTCGCAGCGCGATTGTGTTGCGCCGCGATGACGCGCATAAGCGCGAATACGAATGCACTACTTGCAGCTTAAAAATTATTGACGTTAAGGGAGACACTGAAGGATGAACAGATACGAGTTATTAGAGGCCGCCAAGGAAACTGTCGCTGATCGTGGCGAGGATTACGGCAGCATATGGGATAATCATGAGCGCATTGCTATTATATGGACGGCGCTCATTGGCATACAGATTGAGCCGGAACACGTTGCTATGATGATGGCGGGTGTAAAGTTGGCTAGGTTAGCGGCCACACCCGATCATCAGGATAGTTGGGTTGATCTGGCTGGGTATGCCGCAACAGGATCGGAGTGTCTGGATGTCAGGAAAAACAACGCCAACGATTAGGCAGCAGCGGGCGGCTTTGGCATCGTCCGACGCTGACCGGCGGGAAGCCGTGGTGCAGGAGCTAGAGGCGATTGGCGCTGGTGAGGCAACTGACGTTATCCAGTGGGATGATATGGGGCGGGTTACGCTGACGCCAAGTAATCAATTGTCGGATCGCGCCCGCCGGGCGGTTAAGAAGGTTAAGGTCACGCTTAATCAGTTTGGCAACACGATTGAGGTTGAGATGCACGACAAGCTATCGGCGTTGAGGCTGTTGGCGAAGCATCGCGGGTTGTTAGAGCCGAATGCCGGGGATCAAAAACCGAGCATGATTGGTATTAACATTACTGGGCCGACCACCAAGATTGTCGAGATTGAGGGCGACGATGGGTAAGGTTATCGACATGAAGGACTATATCAGCGTCAGGTTTTTTAAGAATGATATAGTGTGTCGATATTGTTCCCGGCTTACTAGGGGTCGGGTGTATGATAGTGGTGAGGCTATTGTTTGTACTGAGTGCGGCGGGCCTATGCTTGAATTAGAAAGCGACCAGTTTAACGATAATTTGACTATTATTTTTGACCCAGAGGATTATGATGGCGAGAGCTAAAGCAGCAACAGACAGATCACCCCGGCGTCGCAAGCAGCCAACCACTGAGGCGCTTGCGGGTTTAAACCTTGATTTTTCGCAAAGCCCAACAGTATGGCAATTTTTACAAGACGACAGTTTCGTGCGTGGGTTGATGGGGCCGGTCGGGTCTGGCAAGACGTTTGCTTCATTAGCGGAAGTGATGCTGCGGGCGGTGAAGCAGGAGCCGTCGCCGATAGATGGGATCAGATATACCAGATTTGCAGTAATACGAAACAGCTACCCGGAGCTACGCACGACCACGATTAAAACGTGGCAGGAATTATTCCCTGAGAATGTTTGGGGGCCGATGCGCTGGTCGCCGCCGATCACCCATCACATCAAGCTGCCGCCGCGTGATGGCGCGGCTGGGCTTGATTGTGAGGTGATCTTCTTGGCGTTAGATCAGCCTCGGGATGTTCGGAAGCTGTTGTCTTTGGAATTGACCGGCGGTTTCATTGACGAGGCTAGAGAGCTTCCGAAAGCGGTGGTTGACGGCTTGACATCGCGTGTTGGTCGTTATCCTACCAAATCGAATGCTGGTTGCACTTGGCGCGGTGTTTGGATGAGTACCAACCCAATGGATAGCGACCACTGGTGGCCGAACCTTGCCGAAAAAAATCCTATTCGCGGAAAATATCCTTGGAAGTTTTACAAGCAGCCCGGCGGTGTGGTCGAAGGTACGGCCGAGCATGAGGACGCTATGTTTGCGGCTGGCAAGCATTGGCTGAATAATCCGATAGCTGAGAACGTCAATAACTTGCCGGTTGGATATTACGAGCAGCAGCTAGCTGGGAAGACGCTTGATTGGATACAATGCTATGCCGGGGCGCAGTATGTTTATGTGCAGGATGGTAAGCCGGTCTGGCCTGAGTTTAGCGATAGCGTGATGTCTGGTGATGCTGAGATTGAGCCGGGCTGGCCGGTGCATATCGGGCTTGACTTTGGTTTGACCCCGGCGGCTGTGTTTGGGCAAAAGATGCAGAATGGCAGATGGAATGTCGTGCATGAGCTTGTGGCTTTTGATATGGGGCTTGAGCGGTTCTGCCATCACTTGCTGGCTGACATACAAAGTATGTTTCCGAAATGCGACGTGCTGGTTTGGGGTGACCCGGCGGGCGTCAAGCGCGATGAGATCTTTGAGGTCACCGCATTTGAGCATTTAAAAACGATGGGGCTTCATGCCCGGCCAACTAGCACCAACGATTTTAAAGTGCGGCGCGAGGCCGGTGCTATGCCAATGAACCGCATGATAGATGGCAAAGCTGGGTTGGTGGTTAGCAGTAAATGCACTCGCACCCGAAAATCGCTTGCTGGCGGTTATCATTTTCGGCGCGTTGCAGTTGGCGCTGGTTATGAGCGGTTTCGCGATGCTCCAAATAAAAATGAACATTCGCACGTTGGTGATGCGTTTGGGTATTTGATGCTTGGTGCCGGTGAGGTGCGGAGCATTACGCGCAACAGCCAGTTTAGTAAACAGTTTAATCAGCTAACAGCTAATGCAGATTTTAACATATTCTAACTGGCGGGAAACGCTGTGCGGCAATAGTGAGGTTTCTATTGTGCCGTTTTACTGGGGTCATGCCTATATGGCAGATTTAAGGCCAATTGACGCCCAGTTTTTAAAACTTGTGCCGGATTATAAAGAAGCTTTGCAGGCAGCAGGCACAGGTGGGCTTGCTTGCACAGCATTATTGCGTGGGAAGATTGCTTGTTGCTTTGGCATTAACAAGCTGTGGCCGGGTGTTGCTGAAGGCTGGATGTTGACAACAGACCACGTTGCTACCGCGCCGGTATCGCTTACTAGGGGGGCATACCGCTATTTCAACCTGATCGCTACCGAGATGGTATTGAAGCGGTTGCAGCTAACAGTAAATACGCAGAATGATCTTGCTGTTAGGTGGGCTGATGCGTTACAATTCACGCCAGAGGGTTTATTGAAAAGCTACGGCCCTGATGGCGCTGATTATAGAATGTATGCGAGGTATTATAAATGAGCGGATTATTTGGCGGCAGTCCTAAACCACAACAGCCAGATCCAGAATTGGTGGCTGCTCAAAAGCGCCAAGAACAACAGGTCGAGGCTGAGGATCGCGATAGGCGCATGAAGCTAGCAGCACAGCGCCGCGCTCGATATACTGGCGGTCGTCGGATGCTGCTATCTAAAACCCGCGAAGACGCCGAAAAGGGCATTACAGAAACATTAGGGCCGGTGTAAGATATGACAAAAAGAAACCCACCAAGCAGAACCACAATTAGAGGCCAGCGGCATTTGTTGGCTTATATCACGCCAGCCGAAGCCGAGCTTCTGAAATCACGCGGTGGAACAGGTGAGTTCCATAAAGGCGTTCCATCATACCCGCCTGGGTTTGGTAATGAAAGTTCTGGCTTTGGGTCGGAGAGATCGGGCGGGGCGGCTGGTGGCTCTTCTGGCGCAAGTGGCAGCGGTCGCGGTGGTGGGCCATCCGGCGGTCGCGGTGGTGGTCGTTCTAGCGCGGGTATGGGAAGCAGCCGGGATGACGGCGGTCGCGGTTACTCTGGGCCAGACCGTGGTGGCGCTGAACAGCGCCCCGGATCAAATACGCCGCAGGGAAAGAAAAACAAAGCACAGCAACAGATAAATAAACAAATTGCGCTTGGCAAAAAAAATATCGACAACATGACCACAAGCGACAAAATTATTGCTGCTGCAATGCCATTCGCTGCGCTTAATGTAACGCAAAATTATGCTGCCCAGTTTATGGGAAACCGCATGAAAGACGTGTTAAGTAAAGCAGGTTCAAGAGCGGTTTTTGATAGCCGCACCGGCAGAGTAAGCGGCGTTTATGATAGCCTTGGCAGGTTGACAGGTCGTGACCCCGCCGCTGAAGCGCGAGAGGAAAGAGAAAGAATGAACGAGGGTGGCGGTGGTGCGCCAAGCTCTGTCATTAAACCAGAAGAAGAAGAAGAAGAAAAAGCGAAGCTTGGCAAAAAAGTTATTCGCTCAGACCTCGCAAAAGAGATTGAAGCCGAGCGGTTACGTCGCCGCAAATCTGGGATGACGCAGCTTGGCACACGCACATTATTATCAACCTCATCACGATTAGGAGCATAAATGCCAAAAGTAGTTTCCAAAGATGGGAAGACCCGGCACTTTGCTTATAGCAAGGCTGGGATGAAGGCAGCTAAAGAGTATGCCCGGCAGACTGGTGGCCGGGTAACTGAGGCTAACATGAAAACTAAAATGGCGAAGAGGAAAGATTATGCCTAAGAAAAAAGGTAAGGGTTACGGTAAATAATGGCAAAGCAAGTTTGGGATAAAAAGCGGCCAAAAGATTTGGGCAAGCCAAAGGCGTTGAGTTCTGCTAAGAAGCGCAGCGCTATGCGGGCAGCTAAAAAAGCTGGTCGGCCATATCCAAACCTCATTGATAATATGAGGGCGGCGCGTGGCTAGGTCACCGGCTTGGACACGCAGTGCAGGCAAAAACCCAAAAGGTGGTTTGAACGCTGCTGGTCGTCGTTCTGCTAAAGCGCAAGGCATGAACCTAAAAGCGCCGGTAAAGTCTGGCGACAATCCGCGCCGCGCATCATTCTTGGCTAGGATGGGTGGTATGCCAGGGCCAGAGCGTAATGAAAAGGGAGAGCCTACACGTCTGCTTTTATCGCTACGCGCTTGGGGCGCTAGCTCAAAAGCAGACGCCAAAAGAAAATCGGCAGCCATAAGTAAAAGGAACCAAGCCAGTGCATAGTGTTGAAGATATCCTAAAGCGTCACGACGTGGCGCAGCGGCGCAAAGATAACTGGCGGCAGATCTATGAAGACTGCTATGAGTTTGGCTTGCCACAGCGCAATCTTTATGATGGCTATTACGAGGGCGGTGGCTCTCCGGGGCAAAACAAAATGGTGCGCGTGTTCGATAGCACCGCTATCAATGCAACGCAGCGCTTTGCGAACCGCATCCAGTCAGGCTTGTTCCCACCTTATGCACCTTGGTGCCGGTTAGAGCCGGGGCCAGAAATCCCAGAAGAGCGCCGCCTTGAAGCACAAACTGCGCTTGATATGTATAGCGACACAATGTTTAGCCTGTTACGCCAATCTAATTTTGATTTGGCTATGGGTGAGTTTTTGCTTGACCTAGCTGTTGGCACTGCCGTCATGCTGGTTCAGCCCGGCGATGATATGTCTCCTATTCGCTTTACTGCTGTGCCGCAGTATTTGGTAAGCATCGAAGAGGGCGCACACGGCAAGGTCGATAATGTGTACCGCCGGATGCGCTTAAAAGGTGAGGCCATCAAGCAGCATTGGCAGGACGCCGAAATCCCGGATCGCTTGCAGCGCATGATTGATGACAAGCCTACTCAGGAAATCGATTTGGTCGAAGCTACATTATATGACCCCGACAAAGGTGATTTTTGTTATCACGTTATTTGGGCTGAGGGCAAAGCTGGCTTGCTTATGCGCCGGATGAAATCATCGCCTTGGATTGTAGCGCGTTACATGAAAGTGGCGGGTGAGGTTTATGGGCGAGGGCCGTTGGTCACAGCAATCCCGGACATTAAGACACTAAACAAAACGCTAGAGTTGCTGCTGAAAAATGCCAGCCTGTCAATTGCCGGTGTTTACACGGCGGCTGATGATGGCGTATTGAACCCGCAAAACATCCGCATCCAGCCGGGTGCCATTATCCCGGTTGCGCGTAACGGTGGCCCACAAGGCGAAAGCCTGCGTCAGATGCCGCGCTCTGGTGATTTTAATGTGTCGCAGATCGTGATCAATGACTTGCGTATGAACGTCAAAAAGATTTTGCTTGATGACACATTGCCGCCAGACAATATGAGCGCAAGGTCTGCGACAGAGATTGCAGAACGCATGAAAGAACTGGCGCAGAACCTTGGCTCCGCTTTTGGTCGCTTGATCACAGAAACAATGGTGCCGCTAGTTAGCCGCATTTTGTATGTGATGGATGAGCGCGGTCTGATTGAAATGCCATTGCGCGTCAATGGCCTTGAAGTTAAGGTCACGCCAGTTAGCCCGATTGCACAAGCGCAAAATATGGGTGACATTGAGAAGATTATGCAGTGGGTGCAAATGTCATCAGCGCTTGGCCCAGAAGGTCAGATGGCTGTTAAGATGGGTAGCATTTCAGATTATGTGGCTGACAAACTAGGGGTGCCAGCGGAGTTACGCACGACACCACAAGAGCGCGAGCAAATGATGCAACAGGCCGCGCAGATGATGCAGGCACAAGCGCAGGCAGAGGGTGGTGCGCCAACTGAAGGCGAGGCACCACCAGAAGGGATGGTCTAATGAACCCGGACGGTTGGGAAGGTTTACAAACCGTAAACCCCGAAATAGCAGAAAAGCAACAAGTTGATAAAGATGACATTGATCGTCTTTATTTGCGCGTGTTCGCCAGCGATGATGGGGCAAAGCTGCTCACCCATCTAAGGTCGCTGACGATAGAGCAGCCAAGTTGGTATCCCGGTGAGGACGCCAGCCACGGCTATGCTCGCGAAGGCCAAAACAGTTTGGTCAGGGAAATTGAGCGGCGTATGAAAAGAGCGAGATCACTATGAATGATACAGATGGACTGTTGGCCGAAGCCCAAGTCGAGGGCGACGATAACCAGCAGCAGGCTGAAGAGACATCAATCCCACACCAGCTAACAGACAACGAGCCGTCAGTTGATAGCGTAACCGTTGCAAAAGAAGGTGAAGAGATAGAGCTTGAAAAGCCAGAGTGGTATCCAGAAAAGTTTTGGAACGAAGACGATGGCCCGGATCTAGAGAACCTTGTCAAGTCTTACAATGAACTGCAAAAAAAGTTTAGTCAGGGCAAGCACAAATCCCCTGACAAATACGACACAGCAATTTTTGAAGAGGCTGGCATTGGTGACGATGATCCGCTTTATAGCGTTTACAAAGACTGGGCAAAAGAGAATGGCGTTAGCCAAGCGGCGTTTGAACAGCTAGCTGGCACATTTATTGAGATGGCTCAAGGCGAAAGCCAGCAAGCCGAAATCTCATACAAAGAAGAATACGAGAAACTTGGCCCTAACGCTGACATCGCTATTAAGTCAATGACTGACTGGGCATCTAGCTTAGTTCGCAAAGGCGTGTGGTCAGATGATGATTTTGAAGAGTTTAAAATTATGGGCGGCACAGCACAAGGGCTACGCGCTTTGCAAAAAATCCGCTCATATTATGGAGATAAGCCAGTGCCAATCGACGTGTCGCCAACAAGCGATGCGCCATCAAAAGAAGAGCTAATGGCAATGGTTGGCAAGCCCGAATATCAAAGCGACCCCGCCTACCGGGCGAAGGTTGAGAAGATGTTTGAAAACGTATATGGCAAGCAAGAATATAGTGCCATTTAATGCAAGCGCGGCAGTTGTTTACAATTGCCGCGTTTTTCTATAAAATCACCCTTGACAGACAATCGGCTTTCGACCTGTCGCAAACGCTTGGGGGCGTAGCGTATATGCTCAAGCCGCAGCCCGGAAGGATACCTGCTAGGCGTCAAATCGTGTTTTAACTTTTACAAAGGAATAGGAAAATGGCAGTTGGCATTTCCAATGCTTTTGTACAGTTGTTCGATGCCGAGGTTAAGCAGGCATACCAGTCGTCACGCGCACTGGCAGGCTTAACCCGCGAGCGGGCAAATGTCGAAGGCAATCAGGTGAAGTTTCCAAAGATTGGAAAAGGCACCGCAACAGTTCGCGTTCCGCAAACTGACGTAACCCCTCTTAACGTGACCTACTCACAGGTCACAGCCACAATGTCTGACTACATCGCTTCAGAATATAGCGACATCTTTTCACAGCAAAAAGTCAATTTTGACGAGCGCCGTGAATTGGTGCAGGTAGTTGGTAACGCTATTGGCCGTCGTATGGATCAGCTTGTCCTTGATGCGCTCAACGCATCATCAACATCACTGACCGTTGCGACTACCGTTGGTGGCTCTGGTACAAACATGAACGTCGAAAAGCTGATCGAAACAAAGAAGCTGCTTGATGCGAAAAACGTACCATCAGAAGACCGTTGCATGATTATTCATGCCAACACTCTTGCTGGCCTGTTGGGTGAAACCGCAGTACAATCGAGCGATTTCAATACGATAAAAGCTCTTGTTTCTGGTGAGGTTGACACCTTTATGGGCTTCAAGTTCGTAACTCTTGGTGACCGTGATGAAGGTGGCTTGCCAAAGCCATCAACTCGCACCTGTTTTGCATTCCACAAAGATGCAATGGGTATGGGTATCGGCATGAACCAAAAGTCTGAAATCAACTATGTTCCTGAGAAAACGTCGTTCCTCGTTTCTTCAATGTTCTCCGCAGGCGCGGTTGCCATTGATGACGAAGGTATCGTCAAAATCTCTTGCACTGAATAGAAAGGAGTGTAGAAAATGGCTTTCTCTTCAGCAGGATGGAATGTTATTGGTGCAGCTAAATCTGGCAACGCACCATCAATGTACACCTACACATCAGCAGACGCGATTGCGACTGTGAATACCGAAGGTTATTTCAACAATCTGTCAGACACACTGGCAGTTGGTGACATTATCTTTGTTCGCGACAGCGGAACACCAACAATGTCAATCGTTGTTGTTTTGTCAAACGCATCTGGTGTTGTTGACGTATCAGACGGCACGGCTATATCAGTCGCTGACGCTGACTAATAATAGTGGGGCGGTTTAGGCCGCCCCATTTCCTTATTTTGGAGTAACAAATGGCGCAGGGCGACACCAAACTATCAATATGTTCCGAGGCTCTGATCATGCTGGGCGCTGCCCCGCTTTCGTCATTTGCCACTGGCACCGATGAAGCGCAAGTGGCTGATCGTCTTTATGACGATATCCGCGATACTATCTTAATGCAGTACCCATTTAGTTGGTCTGTTAAAAAGGTAAAGCTAGGCCGCTTGGCTAGCACCCCCATCAATGAATGGAAATACACTTACGCTCTGCCCGGTGACATACTCGGCAACCCAAAGGCTGTATTTAATGTTGGCGCTGTTGGGGCGCAGCCAGTGCGAGACTTTGAGATCTACAACCTTGGCCTTTACACAAACTATGAACAGGTCTGGATTGATTATCAGTACCGCCCAGCAGAAGCTGTGTTTCCACCTTATTTTGTGCGCTTGCTAAAAACAGCACTAGCGGCTGATTTTGCCGAGCCGGTAACCGATCAGCTTACTAAGGGTGATTATTATCACCAAAAGGCATACGGTGCGCCGTCAGAAAATATGCGTGGTGGGCTGTTGCGTGTTTCAATAAATATTGATGGCGCTGATCGTCCAGCACAAACTATACATGAGTTTCCTATCTCTGACATAAGGTTCTAGCATGAGCCGAATTATTCAGATCCAAAATGATTTTACCAGTGGTGAGCTAGATCCAAAGCTACGCGCCCGAACTGATATTGACCAGTATAGCTCTGGCCTGACCACAGCGCGTAATGTAAGCATCCAGCCGCAAGGCGGCGCAAAGCGGCGTGACGGCACTAAGTTTGTTGCTGAGTTAGACAGTGGCGCAGGCACCGCAGTTCGTATGGTGCCATTTGAGTTTAGTGTATCTGATAGCTATATGCTGGTGTTCACGCCCGGCAAAATGTATGTTTTTAAGAATGGCGCACAGATTACTGCAATCAATGGTGGTGGCAGCAACTTTTTGGCTGTGGCTGCTGTTACTGCGTCTATACTGCCGCAGATGAATTGGGTGCAATCTGCTGACACAGTTATTGTGGTGCATGAGGATTTAGAGCCAATAAAAATTGTGCGCGGGGCCACTGACGCCAATTGGTCGGCCAGCACCATCGACTTTGACCACATACCAAAACACGCATTTGAATATATTGTTCACAGCCCGCAGTTTACCATAACGCCATCAAGCACGGTTGGAAACATTACAATAACAGCGAGTGCAACAACGACAGACACTGGCACGGCTCAGGGTGGTGGGGCGAATACTATAACATTAAAATCATCTAGCAGTTTTACGCTGGACGATGAGCCAAATGGTATGTTTATTGAAATCACCAGCGGCACTGGCTCAGGCCAAAAGCGGCACGTCGAAGATTATGTCGCGTCGAGTAAACTGGCTACAGTTTACCCAGTTTGGGATACAGCACCGAATGGCACATCCCAGTATAAAATAGCTCCTTTTAGCACAGCGGCTGTTGGCTCATATGCTGCCGCTGACAATGGTTTTGGCCGTGCGCGTTACGTTGAATATGTCAGCGACACAGAAATCAAAGCCTACGTTGAGATACCGTTTTTTGATACAAGTGGTATCACAAAGGGAAAATGGAACAGCGAACACGGTTACGAGGCGGTGTGGTCATCAACACGCGGCTGGCCGCGCAGCGTCACATTTCACGAAGGCCGGTTATATTTTGGCGGCAGCAAATCACGCCCATCAACATTGTGGGGCAGTCGCGTATCTGACTTTTTTAACTTTGACCCCGGCGAAGCGCTTGATGATGCAGGTGTTGAAGCAACATTAGACACTGGCACATTTAATGCTATCGTTGATATTTATTCTGGCCGCCATTTGCAGGTGTTCACAACCGGCGCTGAGTTCTATGTGCCGCAAGCGCTAGACGAACCCATCACGCCAACAAACATGATTGTAAAGCAGCAAACCGGCTTTGGTATGAAGCCAGGCATCAGGCTGCAAAACGTAGATGGCTCGACCTTGTTTATTCAGCGTCAGGGCAAAGCGCTTCAAGAATTTATTTATAGCGACACAGTGCAAGCCTACACATCAGCCAAGATATCGTTGCTATCATCGCACCTGCTAAAGACGCCCGGCGAGATGGCTGTGCGTAAAGCGACAGGCACTGACGAAGGCGACCGCTTGTTAATTGTAAATGACGATGACGGCAGCATTGCCTGCTATACGTTGCTGCGTAGTCAAAATGTAATTGCGCCCAGTGAGTGGACAACAGGTGGGAATTTTTTAAACATTGGCGTTGATGTTGATGACATCTATACCGTTGTAAAGCGCACAGTAGATAGCAGCAATGTTTATTATGTTGAGTTGTTTGACGCTAACACATTGCTTGATAGCGCCAAAACAGGCGGCGCTGCTGCCAGTGTAACTATGGATCACCTTAAAGGCGAAACGGTAAAGGTTGTTCGTGATGGTATTATTGAGCCAGATCAGGTTGTGCCAGCCTCACCCTTTAGGGTGTCTTTTGCTACGGCGGCTGGCACAAGCTATCAAGTTGGTCTTAATTTTACCCCAGAGGTAAAGACGCTGCCGGTTGAGCCGCGTCTATCTAGCGGCTCTTTAAAAGGTTTTAAGAAACGTATCTTTGAGGTAAATGCAGAATTGTTTGAAACGCAGTCGTTAACAATTGACGGCAAGTTAGTGCCGTTTAGGCAATTTGGTAGCGGAGTTCTTGGCGGTGCGGTTCCTGAGTACACTGGTATCAAAACGCTACATTCTATGTTAGGTTATACATACGATGGTCAAATCACAATTGGTCAAGAAGTGCCATTGAAAATGACGCTGCTTGGCATTGATTATAAAGTGAGTGCAGGGCAATGAGTGGTGGTGGTTTAGGATTGGCGCTTGCAGGCGCTAGCGCTTTTATGCAGTACCGAGCCGGGCAGCAACAGTCTGCCGCTTTACAATCTCAGGCAGGTTACACACGCTTGCAGGCGCAACAAGAGGCGTTGAAGCAAAAGCAGCAGGCGGTTGTGGTAATGGACAACATGATAGCTACTGCCGCCACGATTAACGCATACGGCGGTATAGGGCTTGGCAACGTAGATAATTTAAATAGAGCAGCGCGGGCAAAAGGTGTCAAAGAATTATACACCGTAAAGAACAATGAGATCATTGCTTTGCGCGGCGGTTATATGCAAGCCGATCAATATATGATGCAGGCCAGCGCAGCTAGGCAAGCTGGCTTTGCTGCCGCTATCGGCACATTTGGGTCTGGGTTAATGATGAACAAGAGTATTGGTTAATGGCTAGGTCACTAGAATATAGGCCACTTGGCGTCGGCATTGCATCGCTGCCCGGCGTTAATTTTGTTGCCACTGGAACAGCGCAAGCTAGGGTGGCAAGCACGATTGCACAATCGCTCGACCAAATGTCTCGCTTTGCTTTTCAGCAATACGAAACACAAGCAAAGATTGAGGGTGCTGAGTTTGGCGCAGCTAATGCGCCAAGCGTTGTTGATCTTATTAAAGCTGAGGACGCCGAGGCTAGAAAAGCATTGTTGCCCGGCAGCACTGAAACTGTGCGCGGCAGAGCAGAGCGTCAGGCGGCGCTAAACACTGTTGCGGCTAACCTTGAGATAACAGCGCGTGATGCAATTAAGCAAATAGCTGTTGAGGGTCATGTAAACTTTACCAGCGTTGTTGATCTTCAAAGGCAGCTTGACGGTGTCATTAACGGCTTTAGCGGCGCAATGACTGATGTTGACCCGGCGACAGGCGCTAAACTGCGCCTTGGCTTGTCAACCATTGGCAATACTGCCTACACAACCCACGTCAAGATGATGGCTACAAAGGCTGAAGAGCAAGCCAAGTATTTATCTGCAAAAGGCGTGGATCAAATTATTGATGACATACCGGGTATGATCTTTACCACAGCGGCAAAAGGCCCAGATGAAATGGGTGGTCATATTCTTAAACAAAAAGAGAAATTGATTAAATTTGCTAACGAAACTGAAGACGCGGCGTTTTTAACAAACTCTCTTGCGAATTTTGACAAGGCTGTTAGTGACGCGAAGATAAACGCTATAGGCGAATATGTTTTGCGAGATCCCCTTAAAAACAGCCAAGAGATTTTAGATACATTAAAGACTGGCAAAATGAAAATTACAGATAATGGGATTGCAACCATTGCTATGTCTCTTAACTCAGAAGAGCGTCTTGAGGCGTTTAAAAGATCAAACACTGCAATCAATGATGTGTATGCAAGAGAGACACAGCAAGATGCTAGAATTGAGCGCGAAAGAAAGAACAATGTAAGAGATCTAGAAATTGAACTTACTGAGTTTTTGATTGAGGGCAAAACTGATGATGAAATTGTCCGAGCAAAGATAGTTGAGTTGCGTAATCTAGACCCCGATAAAGCGTCAAAATTTAATGATGCGTATTTTGTGAAGGGTGGCAATGATGACCCAGATACATTGTTGCTTTTAGACCAAAAGGGTATGGATCGATTTTTGACCACTGCGGATATTCTAAATGCGAGGGCAGCCAGAAAAATAACGCTAGAAAGTGCTAGGAAATATTTGACTGTAATAAAAACGAACCGAACCAGCGCCAGAAAAGAGGCTATAGATAAAATTAAAATGTCGCTTGGCGTTCCTGATATTGGAATGATGACGCTTGATGCGTCAGGTGAAAGAAGCGAGGCCGCAAAATTTGTAATGCAGGGTATGGTTGAGCTAGACGCGGCCCTGCGGATAACTCCTAATCTAGACCCAATGACTTGGGCTGATGGGTTTATTGAGAAGGGTAATGTGCAAAAAAGATTAAAGGATGGTATTAGTTCAGCCCTAAGCACAATTAACAAAATTAAAAATAGCCAATTGCGTATGGGCGGTGAAAAGACAGACACAGATGAAGCTCTTGATGCGATCATATTAAAATCATCAGGTGTTTTGGAAGACAATCAAAATCATCAAAATAATCACAACAAACTATTAGATGCGATTGCTATTGTTAAACGCAACCGGGCGGCACTTGAACAATGACCGATATAGCACAAGAAATGATGAATACTATCATCGCGGCTGAAAGCGGCGGGTCAATTGAGACTGTGCGCGATGATGTCGGCACCTATCGTATGCGCCGCGTTTACGACAAGGCTATGGCTCTAGAGCAAATGCAGGCGGCTGGCGCGGGTGATTACCGCGACATTTACGCGCTTTCACAGCAAGCAGACGCGCCAATTACTGAAGCTGAGGTTGGCGGTACACAGCTTGGCGCAGCAGTTGGTGTACCCGGTGCTATCGTGACTGGTCTGCCAGATGTTGCCGGTTTAGTTTATGGCGGTTATAAAGCGGCTACAGCAGAAGAGGGCGAGCGGTTACAATCGTTCTTGGATGGCTTCAGCGCTATCTCTGGCACCATTGGTTCTGAGGCGCTTGGCGGTTTGTTTGATGGGGTTGTTGATAGTTTGGATGTTAGCGATGAAGCCAAGCAAGGTTTAAAACAAGGGTACTTAGCTGGCGAGTTTGCGTCGATGGGTCTTGTTGCGCCGCAGGCTGCTAAGGCCGGGGCTGGCGCTGTTGCTGATTATGCAGCAGGCGCACCAGCCCGCCTAGAAGACGCCAAGAGCGGCGTCACACTTGGTATGGGTGTAGACCCTACCCAGATCGTTGATGAGGCAATTGTGGCTGGTCAAAAGCTTATGGGTAAAGATTTGCCGCCAGCCGGTACTCTTTTGCCAGCATCTGATGCGCCAACAGTTTCCGGGCTTGCGCCGCAGTATCGCGTAACGGTTGATGGGTTTACGCCAGAGGGAACAGGTAAACAGTCCTTGGTTCCAATTAAACTAACGCCAAAGAACGCAGAAAAAGTTAAGCCGGTAATGACGCAACTTGAGCAAAAGTTCCCTGACCCGCTGGCCTCGCCGCAATCATATGCGGCTATGGTTGCTAATATGCAAAACAAAGCTGAAGTTTCTATGCCGCCATCGTGGATGATTGACCACGCAAACAACCCAGAAAAATGGGCTGATTGGTTTGGGCAAATTACGCCAGATCAAATCAAAGCGGCTGATGAAGGTTTGGCGGTACAGCAAAAATTTGTTGGCGCATACACCGCCGGGTCTGGGCCAGAATTGACAGGCCAACTTATGTTATGGGCTATCTTGTCAAGACGTATGTCGGCATTCCCACACGAGGCTGGATATCTTGAATTAGCGGAAGCTGCACAACCGTTTATTCAAAAGGCAGCGCGTGGCGAGTGGTCTGATGCAGACACTGCCGCTTGGCGTAAAATGTCAATGAGCATACAACCAGAAGGTGCGCCCGGCAAAAGTGCCACATCTAACGCAAACGATTTTGGTGAGGTTTTCTTAAAAAAGATGTCTGCGGTTGATGAAAACGGTGTGTCTGCATTAACGCGCTTGCACAATTTGATTGCAGACCAGAGCAAAAGCAGTAAAGAAATTAGGCGCGAATATTATTCGCTTGCAGAAGGAACAGGTATCGGCAACAAAATTATGTCATTTGCTTTGCTTGTATCTGGCCGAAACGATGTTGTTGTTCTTGACCGCATCCAGATTAATCAAATGTGGGGTGGTGGCGACAAGATTTATGACGACATCATGAAACAGTTTGAGGGCGCACAAGGACTTGTTCAATATGAGGCGCTTGAACGCTCACTATTAAATCGTGTGCCAGACCTTTATAATCGCCTTGGGCGTGGTGATGTGGGGTCTGTTGGCAGATACCATTGGGAAAGCTGGGTAAGATCATCAGGCCAAGTTGTGTCGCACCCAACACTAGAGGCTGTTGTTGGTATGGGTACAAAGCGCCCCGGCGCAAACTTTAGCCCAACAGAAATGATGCCCATAACTGAAGGTCGGTTCCACACCAAATATTCTGGTGTGGCATACGAAAAAATGCCGAGTGGTAAAAGCCGGTTTATTTACAAAACAAGTGACGGTGAGCCGTATCAATTCACAAGAACCCAATTAGATGGTATGTTCGATCAAGCGTTTGGCAAAAAGTCTGGTGTTCTTCCAGCAGACTTTCCGGGCGTCCAAGCATTTGAAGGTGGAAGCATACCTTGGTATGAATTTGAAGGAGTAGATCGTGGAAAACTCGACAAGCTCATTAGAGCAAAAGGACAACCAGCAAAAGAATACTAATGTAATGTCATTGGTTGCTGAGTTATACGCAAAGCGAGAGCTAATGCCTATGCAGGCAGAGGCCGAAGAAGAACAGCCAAAGGAATAAACAATGGCGCGTGATCTCAGCGAAGAAATGGATGAAATGGCGAAGGCTCAACAAATGGAAGAGATTTCATTTGGTGTGTCTGATGAGGTCATAACCGAACAAGAAGATTTAGCGCCTGTTATGCCGGAAGAGGTTGTGCAGCTTAACAACCCAGTTTCGTTGCCGGATGAGCCTGTGCAGGTTGCCAGTTTATTTGATGATGCAGTTACCGGCGCGGTTGGCTTCATCAAGCGCAAAACTGCTGAGGCTGAAAAGCGTGTCACCGCTAAGATCCCCGAAAAAGATGTGCAGGTGATCGGCGGCAGCACAGTCATACGCCAAGCCAATCAAGAAGATATTGACGCGCTTGAAGGTGTGCTGGATATCACTTTTGAAAAAGGTTTGAACCTTCCAGCAATCATGAATGCGTCGGGTGATTTTGACCTCGCCGGTTATATGGCGCAAGTAAAAGAGCTAAACAAGGAATTATTTGAACGCGCCCGGCGAGGCACAATCAATTATACCTCAATGCTAGAACTAGCAGAGCAGCAAGGCGCAGATCAGGTGTTGAAGAAATGGCTCACACGTCAGCCCGGCAGGGGTGATGTGGCTGAGGATGTTCTAGCTGGCTTGATATTAGCGCGAGATCTGACACGCAAAACGCAAGATGCTTTCCAGCTAGCTGCTGACACAGCAGAGCCGGTGGCGCGGCGTCAGGCATTTGCTAACGCCGCCCAGTACCTCACAATGGAATTTGCGATGTACTCAAAT